GTTGATATTGCTACGTTGAATGGTAAGGTTGTTCTTGCAGATCGTATCAATGGTAAGTTGAAAGCGATGACTAAATCATGGATTGCCAAGTTTGGTCAGTCTGATGTAGATGCTCGTGTTATGACAGAGATCGAAAAGGTTGCAAAGAATGTAATCGCAAATGTCGATGTCGCTGGTTATAATCCCGTAAAGATCGATGTTACTGCGGCTGGTACTCAGTATCGTGCATTTGTTCTTCTAGAGTATTCCGATAAGGAAGCACAGAAGGTCATCTTCAATCGGTTACGTAAGGATAGAATGGTATATTCTCGACTACGTTCCACAGAAGCGTGGAAAGAACTTGATAGAGAAGTCAATTCTTCTGAGAAGAAAGATGAGGGAAAGTCACTACAGAATCTTGAAAATGTAATCAAGAAAAACAGGGTGGTGAATGAAGACCCTTCTGCTTAGTTCAGTTCTAGCACTATCTTTGAGTGGGTGTTTTATGCCTTCGGGTATAAACCCCACTCTTGGGTGTTCTCCTATAACTGGATGTCAGCAGAAAGATTTCTATCTGCCGGGGAAAGGTTATTGGGCCCCAAAACAACCTATGTTACAAAAGAAGTCAACATATGGTGCAATTGGTGGTGCGGCTCTAGGTGCGTCTTTGGCAAGTGATCCAGTATCAGGTGCAATTTATGGAGTAGTAGGTTTAGTTATCGGTTATATTGTAGGAGACACTATTGACAAAGTTGATCAGATGCATGCTGCAATGGTAATAAACTATTCGTTTAATAACAATACATCTGTTACGTGGCAGAATCCACGGGGAAATTTTATTGTTAAAAATACTCCATTAAAAACTACTGGTTCAGCAATAAAACCTTGTCGAGAATTTATTACAGAAATTGTAGTGAATAATAAACAAAAACAAATGCGAGGCACAGCTTGTCTTACTCCGAAAGGGGAATGGGTAATGAAAGAAGTATATTAATGACACACGATACCAAAACATCAACACCACTAAAAGAACACCATGAATTAGTATGGTATGTTAAGTGGACATCATCTATCATTATTGTTATGGCGATGATTGCTACCTCAAATGATATGTATCCATATAATATGGTTTTACAGTTCGCTGGGTGTTTAGGATGGTTGTGGGTATCAATTAAATGGAATGATCGTGCATTGATTGTGGTTAATGCGGTTGCTTGTGCGATATTCATCAACGGTTTTGTAATGTTTTTTAAAGGATAAATAATAGTATGGCGAAGAAGAAAATAACAGTTGAAACAGATAATTCTAACTGGAAAGCACCAAAGGCACGTAAAAAACGTAAGCCTATGTCTGATGAACAAAAGTCAGCGGCAGTAGAAAGACTTGCAAAGGCAAGAGAGAAGAAAGCAGCTGCTGATCCTTCTTATGGCAAGTCTAATATTCATAAATCTCTATGGGATTTGCCGACAGACCATCAGTTACATCCTGATAAGGTTAAGGTGTGGATGAAGACCCAGAAAGAACTTGCTTCTGTTGAACGTGCTGGTGTTAAGAAAGATATTAAAGGTTCGATTGCTAGACTTGCAGACCATGAAGGTTATGTAAGAGAGATGCAATCTTATCTCAAACATGGAGATTGGTCTGCTATGTTTTATGGTGAACATCAAGAGAAGAAGATTCGTAGTCGTAATGTAGCTCTGGGTTACTATTGGTATGGCCCAAATATAGGACAACCTAAACGTGACGTTGGAACATTCTATCCAGACTTAGGGGTGGTTTGGGAAAGAGATATGGAAGCATGACCGAAGAAAATCCTTCAGCTGATATTATACAGGGCCCTTGGAAGAAAGGTAGAAAAGTTGTATTACCTGATCAAGAAGAGGTTTGGAAAACACAAGAAGATTTGGCATTTGCTGATGATTTGACTGAGCAAACTATGGTTCAGTTTATTCATACCATGAGTGAAAATGGTTTTAATATTAATGGTGAGTCTTTTATACAGAATATGGCATTTGTAATTGAGTGTGTGAAAGCAACTATATATAAAGAGATGGATTTAGAACACCCTTTGGTTACTCTCATGGGAACGATCTCAAAGGTTACTTTGAGCGAAGATAATGTATTAGAGGGTTCGATTGATCCAGAAATTGTGACAGAAATAAACGAGATTATGTTAGATGAACCAGACCCCGAAATTTCATAGGCCCTTCTCTCCTACTATCATGGAATCTACTGTTCCAGAACGATTTGTTAATATAATCAATGATTGTGTTGATCCTATTCTTAGTGATGATAAGAAGTCCATAGAATGGGATTGGTCACATAAACTGGTAGGTAAAGTTCATAAAGAAATCCAGATACCTATCTCAAATGAAGATGATATAACATACACAAAAAAGATTATGAAGACTGCCTGTCTATCTTATGTTGAGGAATTGATTAAAAGTAATACTGCCTACGGTTGGAAGAAGATTGCTGGTGATGCAAAACCAACTATACAAAATATTCATCTAACACAGAGCTGGGTGGTCAGTCAGTATGCGGGCGAGTTTAATCCTTGGCATCATCACAATGGGAACTTCTCTGCTGTGATCTATCTTAAACTACCCCCTAAGATGCATGATGAGATTGTAGAGGATAACAAGGATCATTATCCAGCAAGTGGATTGATCGAATTTATGTTTGGTGAGAACCAAGAGTTTCGTAGTGACAATCTTAAATTTAAACCAGAAGTGGGCAAGTTGTTGGTATTTCCATCATGGCTTAAACATTTCGTATATCCCTTTCAGAGCAAGGGTGAGAGAAGAAGTATGAGTTTTAATGCTCATATGTTTGTACAAGAGACTTGACAAACTTCTTTAAGCCTGGTATAGTAAGTAATAATAATGAACGTAGGATGAATTTATGATATTAGTTGATATGAGTCAAATTATGATGGCAAACATTATGATGCAAATGCACATGTCTAAAGGCGATGAGCCAGATGAAAGCATGGTAAGACATATGGTTCTAAATTCTCTACGTATGTATCGCACACGTTTTCTGTCTGAATTTGGTGAGATGGTTCTCTGCTTCGATTCTAAACATTACTGGAGGCGAGAATTTTTCCCAGAATATAAACATAGTCGTAGGAAGGGAAGAGCTACAGATGATAAGAATTGGGATGCTATTTTTGGATGCCTTAATATCATTAAAGATGAAGTTAAGACACATATGCCATACAAGTCAGTAGAGGTATATGGTGCAGAGGCAGATGATGTTATTGCTACATTATGTTCTGAATATGCAGAAGAAATTATGATACTATCTGGAGATAAAGATTTTATTCAGTTACAGAGGTTTCCTAATGTGAAGCAGTATAGTCCTATTACCAAAAAGATGATAAATGGTGAAGACCCTGTTAGATACATAAAAGAACATGTATTCAAAGGTGATACCAGTGATGGTGTTCCTAATGTACTCTCGCCAGATAATACCTTCACTGATGGTCTACGACAGAAACCAATGACTAAGAAAAAGATTGCAGCTTGGATAGATCATGATTTTGATGACGTTGCACCTAATGATGAAGTGAAACGAAACTATCAAAGAAATCGTAAGTTGATTGATTTGAGTTTCGCTCCAAAAGAGTTATCTAGCGAGATACTAGATACATATAGGGACTCACCATCAGGAGATCGTAGTCAATTACTAAATTATTTTATAAAAAAGAGGTTAAGTATCCTCACTGAATCGATAGGAGAATTCTAGATGTCAGAAAATTACACACCGCTTTATTCGGAAATTTTGAGTAAGCTTTCAAAGATTAAATCAAAGAAGGATAAGGTATCACATTTGCAAAATTATAATGATGCTTCACTTAGGATGATCATTAAATCTTCTTTTGACCCTAAAATTAAATGGTCACTACCAGAGGGCGAAGTTCCATATAGGAAGAATGATGCACCAGAAGGTACAGAACATTCTAACCTAGCATATGAGGCACGTAAATTGTTTCATTATATTGAAGGTGGGAACCCGAAACTTACTCAAAATAAACGTGAATCCATGTTTATTCAATTACTAGAAGCACTACATCCAGATGAAGCAGATATTCTTATTGCTGCAAAAGATAAAATTCTACATCGTATGTATAAGGGCTTGTCTGAGAATGTGGTAAAAGAGGCATTTAATTGGAATGATCAGTTTATGGTTATTGAGGATGCTGGTTATGATCAATTGCCGGGGCCTGCCAATGGATAAGTGGATTTGCCCTGATTGCGGTCATGTGCATGAAGGTGACGAATTACCCACCGAAGAATGTCCAATTTGTGGTTGTCCAGCAGAAGAATACGAAAAAGAATAGAACTTTATAGCGAATTGCCTTGACAATCTCTATCATGTGTGTTATAGTATATTATAAACTGAGAAAACACACAGAAAGTTAATGTTATGATGAATTTTGAAGAAGTTGCCCAACGAGTCGAAGCAATGCGTCAACAGGTTGAAGCAATGGATGACATGGAACGTGATGAGAACGGTATGACCAAAGAAGGTGCTTTTGAATTCAACGGTCAGGTTCAGGCCCTGTTTGTGGCTCTGGATACGTTTGAGGATGCAATGGTGCAAGCAAAAAAAGTATGATTCTTAATATCACAGGTTCTTGTAAATCGACTAGGAAACTAGTTGATTCTGCTGCATGGAGTTATGCAGAGAGATTGATAGGTAAAAGGTTGTTAAATACCTTATACATCGATATCAAATTAGTAAGAAATTTGACTGATAAAGAAGGGATGGAAGGTTCTTGCATCTGGGATGAATGGGAATCAAAATCTACTCCACGTTCTTACACTATCGAGCTAGACTCTAGTGTATCACTTAGAAATATATTAATCAGTCTTGCTCACGAATTTGTGCATGTTAAACAGTGGATTTCTGGTGAAATGTACGAATATGAAGAACCTAATAAGGTTAGGTTTATGAAAAAGAAAGTGGATACCTCTAAGCTAAACTATTTTGATTATCCTTGGGAAATAGAGGCGTTTGGTCGCCAGTTGGGATTGTTCGTAAGAATGTGTGAAGATGACGGTATTGCAGGCCGTGAAGATATGATGGAGAAAGCATAGTGATAAAAATATCACACTCTAAAATAAAACGTCCAGAGGGCCTTTACAAATTGCTTAAAGTATGATAGCATTAGTAATAATTGAAAAAGGAAAGTATATATTATGAATAATTATTTTAGTTACATGGCTAAAGAAAGTATCGAAGAGGGTTTTGATGCTGGAATGGTTTTCCCTAGTTTTAAGTCTGCCGCAAAAATTGGAAACAATCTTATTACTGTTGCGAATAGTCCAGCTGGAGTTGTTGGAACTGTAATTAGGTTTACAAATAAAGTTCCAAACTATATTGCGAAAAGAACTTTTTTGGAAAAACCAGAAGTGCGTAAACGTAGTTCATCTGAAGGTTTGTCTGGGGTTCCTATCAAAAAGTTTTTAATCCCAAATACTGTTTTTAAACTTATCGAAGGTGGTAAAGTTAGGAACGAAGATAAACCTCTTATTGACGCTGCAATTAATGCATAAAAAAGTCAAAAGGGACTTTACAAAATAGTATATATAGTGTACTATACTAAAAGATAAAGAATCGTGTTCTTTATCTGTGATTAACTTTATGACGTTTATAAAGGAGAAACTAAAATGTCAGCACCAATGGCGGAAGCCCATGTATTTGAAAATGGAGAAGTAATACAACTCCGATCACACACAAATCGAAAAGATATATCATTTGCTGGACTCAAGAAAGAGTTCGATGTGGAACTATCTAAAAAGTTATACCCACAGAAAGCATTTTATATTGGTTGTGCTATCAAGAAAACTCTTGTTGTTCCAATTGAGAATATTCTTTTTGAAGACGCCGAAACTGGCGAATCTCTACAGTCAAGAGAACAAATCAATGTCGTTGATAACGTAACAGAGTTAACAACATCGTTAAGATATCGTGGCTGGTTGCATAATGAACAACGTCTATTTGTACAAGAAGTTAAGGGTAAGAAAAACCTGTATCTCTTGAGAAGTGGTTTTAACCGACTTTTAGCTGCAACAGAGTTGGGGTGGAAGTATATCATCGTAGATGTGTACGAAGATGCAGAAGAGCCTGAAGATCAAATTCTGTTCAAATATGTTGTTAATAATGACAACACACCATCTAAACAAAATAGAGATGTTGATTTTGTGAAAGGAGCAGTAGAGGCAATAGATAAACAAGGTCTTACTACTGATGAAGAGATTGTTGTTTTCCTAAAGAAGATAACTTGCACTTCTGATGGTATCGCACTAAGAACTCCTTCAGAGATAGAGGATTATGAAGCTTCATATTTTGAGGAAGATGAGAATGGTGATATGATCACTGTAGATGGCCTATTAAAGAGATCGTGTCTTCTTTATAAAGTACGAAGAAAGCGTGGAAAAGAAGCTCACATTCGTCCTCTAGATGGTAATAGTGCAAATAAAGTACTAAAGAATCTTAAACGAGGTTATGCCGGTGCATCACTGGTCACTACTCAAGAAGGTTCTGAACTAGGTTATGCTTTTGAAGAAAAGAATAGTCTACACCGAATCTTTTGGGATGGAATAAAATTATATTCAAAATATAGTAAACCTATCATGTGTTATGGTTATATCGAAAATCCATCTTCTGCGACTCTTAAAGCTGATAGAGCTTCTTGTAAGGAACACTTCAATGAGTTTCTTGAAGAAGCAAAGAAGAAGATTTACCCTACAATCAATTTTGATGAGTTGGGTGTAAACACCATGGCTGATGTTCCTTGGAATATCGAAGAAATCTTCAAGTGGGGTGGTTATATCCCACAAGATGAAACTATGGTGAATAGTCAGAAGAAAGAGACAGATATAGTTTAATGATTCTGTTTTCTATAATCGGTGCTCCTGCTGTCGGAAAGAGTTCTATTATAAAAACTCTTTTCGGCAAGGAGTATGTTGACAAACCACCAAATCTGATTGAGCCTAAACCGCTTTTCAAATGCACTGAGTACAACGATTACCTATTCACTGGTAATCGTGTTCTCTTACTTGGACAATATGATGAAGGGACATTTTCTGGAAGC